AGAGACCAGATAGTTTGAGAGGATTATATATTGATGGAGTTGTCTTAGATGAAGTGGCTCAAATGCCTCCTCGACTGTGGACTGAGATTATACGACCTGCTCTAAGTGATAGAGAAGGATGGATGATAGCAATTGGAACTCCTCAAGGTCATAACTCTTTTTTTGATCTATATGATTATGCAAGTCATCAAGATAAATGGTTTGCTAAAACTTATAAAGCTAGTGAGACACAAATCATTAGTGAAGTAGAAATTAATGAAGCGAAACACCTCATGCCTCCCGAAGTGTTTGAAGCAGAATTTGAATGCTCTTTTGATAGTGCCGCGATTGGATCAATCTATGCTAAAGGTTTACAATTAGCAGAAGAAGAAGGTAGAATATCAAAAGTACCCTATGACGAAACTTTGCGTGTAGATACATTTTTTGATCTAGGTATGGCTGATAAAACTGCTGTATGGTTTGTGCAACAAAAAGGAAGTGCATTTCATCTCATAGATTACTTTGAGGATAGTGGAGAAGGTTTAGAATACTATGTCTCTATCCTAGATGATAAAAAATATAGATATGGTACACATTACCTTCCGCATGATGCCAGTGTACGGGAACTAGGAACTGGAGTATCAAGAATAGAGA